CGCTGCATTTGTCCCGAGAGAACTTTGCAAGAAAAGCCCTATGATTATAACTACTATTTTTCTACTTAAATTGTTCATATCAAATTTAGTGTTTGAATAAATTTATTATTTCCAGCGCCCAACAGCAAACCAATAATACGGCCACGGCGAATACCCACCCCCGCCACTGTCAGCACTATATCTTATACACATTCTAATACTAGATGTCGTTTTTGATACAAGAATTGGTGCTATTACAACAGATTCAGATGTATTATAATAAACTCCTATACCTGATATAATATAATCGCTATTCAAAAAAGAACTATTCAAATAAATTGTTTTTATAGTTGCTGCTCCAGTTACGTATCCCCATTGAATCATTAGCCCATCTGGTAGCTTATAATATCCGTTCTGGGATAGGCTTTTTGTTGACACATTGGAAAAATCTTTTAATGCGGCGTTCGTCCCGAGAGAACTTATGTAAAAAATGACCCGCAATAGATAAAATGAATACTATCTTTTTGAATAGATGAATCACTCTGTTCATTACACTTATGTATTTATATTTTATAATATAAATTCAAATCTGGTAATATGATAACTTTGCATAATGGTGATAAGGAAATAGAAATTGAAGTAAAGGATGAAAGCTACTCTTATGAAGCTATCATGGGAGAATATACACTCACTTTGTATTTTTCTCATCCGGGATATATTGAAATTCCGGTTGGCTCCTGGTGTGACTTCTACGGGAAGCGTTATTCTTTGAAGAGGGATAGCAATTTCAAGAAGAACGGTGAACGTAACTTCGAATATACTCTGATTCTGGAAACTGGGGAGGCTGATGCTATGCTGTGGAAAGTACGTCATACCGTTGACAGAAGTATTAAATTCTCATATACAGCCAAGCCACATGAACACCTACGTCTACTCGTTGAAAACCTGAACCGTCGGAGTACCGGTTGGAAAGTCGGTGATTGCATTGAAGGAACGGAAAAAGTAATCAACTACAATCACACCTATATTCTTGATGCTTTCAATCAACTTGCAGAACTATATGAAACAGAATGGCAGATCATTGAAGAAACGGTTGAAGGAAACCAAATTAAGACTATCCATCTGCGTAAAGTTGAGTATAACAAGGAGAACCCTTTGAAACTGTCGTATGGTAAAGGCCACGGTTTTAAGGTCGGTGTTGGTCGCGAATCCGGGGAGATACCACCCGAAATAATTTTGGTAGAAACTACAGATCGCAATATTGATTATTCTACATACGGATCTAAGTACCTGTTACTTCCAAAGAATAAGACTATCCGATTTGATGGAATCAAATTTGAGAATGAAGAGGGCTTCGATTCTACTAAGGCACGTATCTATAAGACCGATGCGGATGGAACTTGTGTCATGCGTGCCGATAAAGAACTTACAACAGCAAAGGAAGATAGTCTGGACTGTACAGCTATTTATCCTTCCCGTGTCGGTACTGTCAGTGCTGTTATTGAAGTGAACAAGAAGAATAACTTCTTTGACTTTGTAGATAAAGACATCCCGGAAGAGTTGAATTTCGAAGATTGTCTCATAGCTGGAGAAAGTATGACTGTCATTTTCCAAACCGGCATGCTTACAGGCAAGGAGTTCGAAGTAAAGTATATCCATGAAGCGAAAGACAAGAAAGAGGCACGTCGATTTGAAATTGTTCCGCAAGAAATTGATGGGATAACAATGCCGGAACCGGAAGTCTGGCGCCCGAAGGTTGGTGATACATACGCAGTGTTCGGAATGCAATTGCCGAAGGCTTATATCTGTAATGACAGCACACAAACAGGTGCGAGCTGGGAAGCTTTCAAGGAAGCAGCAAAATACCTGTATGAACATGAAGATAAAGCATTCATATTTACCGGGACATTGGACGGCATTTGGGCTAAAAAACGCTGGTTGGAGATAGGCGGTAAAATAGTACTCGGAGGGTATGTTGATTTCTATGATACGCAATTTCATCCGGAAGGTTCTCTTATTCGCATGATCGGAATCAAGCGCTATATTAATAATCCATATTCTCCGGAAATAGAGTTGTCAAACGAACCAGTCAGTACATCTGTTTCAAGTGATCTGAATAAGATTGAGACGAACAAAGTAGAGGTAGATATCAAGCATAAGGACGCCCTGCAGTTTACTAAGCGTCGGTTCCGGGATGCAAAGGAAACGATGTCCATGCTTGAAGATGCACTGCTGAACTTCTCCGGCTCTGTCAATCCAATAACCGTTTCAACCATGCAACTGCTTGTAGGTGATGAAAGCCTGCAATTCCGTTTTGTCAATTCAAAAACGAATCCAGTTCAGGTATCTCACAATATTACTTATAATGCCAGCACAAGAATACTGAACGCTCCGGCAGGAATCCTTCAGCATTTAACACTCGGCATTAGTTCTCTTTCTTCTTCACATAAGGCAGACGAATATAAGTACTGGGATATGGCTGAATACAATTCTCCGGCACTCATTGACCCGGAAAAGAAATATTATCTATATGCTAAAGTTGGCAAGGAGAATCAAGCCGGAACATTCCTCTTGAGTGAAACAGCTATTAAAATGGAACAGATAGCTGGATATTATCATTTACTCACTGGAGTGCTTAACAGCGAGTATGAAGGTAGTAGAAGCTTTGTTCAGTTATACGGATTTACTGAAATTCTGCCGGGCCGCGTAACAACAGAAAGAATCCTTTCGCCGGATGGTGATACATATTTCGATCTGGTAAAAAGTGAGATAGGCGGTAACATTCAAATAAAAGCAGGTTCTTCCGGATTGGAAAATCTGTCTGAATGGGAAGCTGCTCATCAGGAAATAAAGGATGCAGCTAAAGCGGCCAAAGATGCTGCCGATTCAGTGGAAGGACTTCATAACTATGTAGATGGAGCCTTCGCTGACGGTCTTATAGACGAAACAGAGGCAAAAGCTATTGAAAAGTATATCAATACGATCAACAACACTAAACAAGCTATCGAAGCAACTTATAATAAACTCTACACGAATGTTTATTTATCCGGCTCTGCAAAGGTTGGTTTGCTCAATGCTAAGGTTACATTGATGGGAAGTATTGAAAACTTGATTAATGCTATCAATGCTGCAATTTCTGATGGATTCACGACAACAGAAGAAAAGAAAGACGTGGATAGTAAATTCACTCTTTTTAATTCTGCCTATGCTGATTTTAATACTGCTGTTGAAGAAGCAAATAAGGCAATACAGGATAAACTAAAGGAATATTCCGACGAGGCACTGAAACAAGCGATACAAGCTTTAGAGGATGCAGCGAACGCTGCTAAGGCTGCGCAGGACGCTGCCGATTCAGTCGATGGCTTACATGATTATGTGGATGGCGCATTTGCGGACGGTATCATTGACGGGGCGGAAGCGAAAGCCATTGAAAAATATCTGAATACAGTCAAAAATACAAAATCTGCCGTTGAAGCTACATATAATAAACTATATGTGAATACCTATCTGGAAGGTTCTACAAAAACAGCCTTACTTAATGCCAAGGTATCCTTATCTGGTGCTATTGATAATCTTATGGCTGCAATCAATACAGCTATTGCAGATGGACAAACGACTATTGAGGAAAAAAAGAATGTAGATGATAAGTTCGCTTTATTCAACTCTGCTTTAGCTAGTTTTAATACAGCTGTTGAAGAAGCAAACAAAGCTATTCACGACAAACTGAAAAGCTATTCCGATGAGTGTACAGCCGATTTGAAAGTACTCAATACTCAAATCTCCGCACAAGTAACTCGAGTTGACAGCCTGACGCAGCGGATAGATACTGCAGGTTGGATTACTACAGCTGACGGTAATAAGATATATGCTTCTAAAGAACTGGAAAACGGCAATACGCTTATATCTTATATTAACCAGGCAGCAGGTGAAACGACGATTCATTCATCTAAAATTAACCTTGAAGGTGCTGTTACAATCACCGCACTTCATAGTGATCTGCAGACAATGATTAATTCTAAGATTGATCGTGATGGATTGGGTAAGTTGGCATTTGAGGATGCGGTTGAATATGCAAAACTTGGTACTACAATTGTTGTAGGCGGGTATTTGAATACTGATTTGATAAAGGTTCGCAGGATAGATGCTGACTCCGGGTTCATAGGTGGTTTTACTATCGAAAATGGACGTCTCGTTTGGACGCGTTCAGGGTATTTTGGCGGAACATCTCGTAGTTTGAAATTAGGTTCTGGAACGGCAAAAGAAGGCGTTGTTAACGTTACTTTCAATGCAGAAACAGACGGACGTTTTGGGATCGCATCTATTGGTTCCAATTTTGGTGGAGCTTGTATTTATGCTTCCAGGAATCTAAATGCATCAGACAGAAGCTACCCACTGGCTAGTACAACATACGCCGGCTTTTTTGATGGAGGAGTTTATGTGAAAGGTTCTTTATCGAGTGAATTATGCCTTGCCGATAATTTTGGTTGTATTACAAGCCGGAATTCAGATGGAAGTATAAACTATTACCAAGGAATTGATTTTGATTTTGGTAGTAATATGAAGTTCAGAAAAGGACTATTAGTATCAATCGCTTAATATTAATGATTATGAAATTAAATTTAAACAAACCTTTAATAGATTTTAGAGGTAAGGAAGCCATTAAAATAGTCAATGGCAAGGAACAGAAGCAGTTTCTTCGTGATATGGTTTCGGAAGCGCTTTATGCTGCCGGTATGAATCCTCAATCAGGTATGGATATGGCAAAAAAACTACGTGCCTACAATATGCTCCAACAAATCATAAATAACCGAGGAATACTTGAGATTACAACAGAAGACGCTACTCTCTTAAAGGAGATTTGTGCAGATGTCTTTACGGCAGGTGCTTTCGGGCAAATTAATGAACTAATTGAAGGAGGAGGTAAAGAATGAACATTACATCAACTAACAGTACTGCCACAACTAAGGTTACGGACGCTATCAGGATTAAGTACAGAATGTCAACCCGTGGTACCGAGGCTATCAAAGATATTACTGCCGAGATTATTAAGGATGAAGCCACAGTAGGTTTCTTCAATACTTCGCGAAATGGAGTAACCGGCTTTTCTCTACATGAGGATCACGGGCTGACTCCCGAGGAAGTGAAACAAGTATTTCAGACAGCTATTGATGATTGTAGCGAGGTATTAAAATAAAGTATTAATATTTTAGATAAAAATGATATGGATTATTTCAAAAACTTACTTATTGGATTGGTTACCGGCATAGCTGCTTATCTCAATCCTATTTCTGGGGAGATCAAAAGTCTTATTGCTGTATTTGCCCTCAATTTCATTTGCGGGCTACTTACTGCACTCCTTATCAATCATGAGAGTTTTTCTTTTAAAAAGGCTTGGAGGTGTATCGTAGAAGCAACTATTTTCTTTGCCTTGGTTAGCTGCATCTACTTTATTGGTGAACACAAAGGAAATCCGGAAGGTGCGCTACAATGTGTTTCATTTATTACGTATAGCGTTTTCTATTTCTACGGGGTGAACATTCTAAGGAATATCAAAGAAATTCTACCCAACTCTAGCAATGGCCATAAGGTAGTAGCTTTCTTGCACTATGTATTAAGTGTTGAGTTTATAAAGAACATCCCCTATTTAACGAACTACTTACAAAAAGGAGACGCAAAATGAAAACTATTGATGCTATTATCATTCATTGTTCGGCCACACGTGCCGGACAGGATTTATGTGCAAAGGACATTGACCGGATGCACAAGCAAAGAGGCTTTAGTCAGATCGGTTATAACTTCGTCATAGACCTTGATGGAATGGTAGAGAATGGCCGCCCACTATCCATTGACGGGGCACACTGCAATACGAAGGGATTCTCTGATTTATCCTATAATAAGCATAGCGTTGGCATCTGCTACATCGGTGGGCTAGACACATCTGGAAAACCTGCAGATACACGTACTCCAGCTCAAAGGACAGCACTATGCGAATTGGTCGCGAAGCTCTGTAAGGAATACCCTATAATTGAAGTACTCGGACACCGTGATACTTCTCCGGATCTGGACGGCAGCGGAGAGGTAGAGCCAAAAGAATATATTAAGGCGTGCCCCTGCTTCGATGTTAAGAGTGAATTTTCTAATTTTCTTCGTAATACAGTGATCCGGCCATGAAAATACTAATTTATATAACCATATTCCTGATGTCGGGAATATGGTTCACTTCCTGCAAAACTTCTCGTAACATAGAGACGCAAAAGCAGATTGACTATTCAGGGGATTTCTTGTATTTGCGAAACTTAATTGAATCACTACGGCTGGATGTGAATAAGCAAACGAAAATTACTACTGACAAGTTGAGTGATCTGAAAATTGAGAATAAAACAGTTTACTTGTCGCTTCCGGATTCAACCGGAAAACAATACCCGGTCAAAGAAAGTACTACCACCGCTTCCAAACAGGAGCAAGAACGGACCGAAATTTATGAAACATTATCTATTACTTTACAGCAATTTTCTAATCGATTGGATACGATAAATAACAAAATGAATGCCTTAATGAATCAGAAAGAAAAAGTCATCGAATTATCTTGGTGGGATTTGCATAAAGATAAAGTCTATATAGGTATCATTATCTTAATCGGCATTGGCTGGCTTATATATAAAAAGAGAAGGAAGTAGTAGGTAAACATTGTTTCCTTGTATATTGTTATAATATAAATATATTATAAAACATACCCTCTTATTATGGCTAGATCATTTTTTTTACATTTCTTTGCAAAAATAAAAATACCGATGAAAAAGGAAACAATGCAAATTAAGTTTGAAGGTCAAGAACATCAGATTGATTCTAATACACTGATCAACGCGCTTATTCATTATAATACAATTATTGCAGAAGCTAATAAGGAACTTGGTGGAGGAGCAAGAAGTGTATCAGTCAAAGTTAATGCGATAGAGAAGGGATCTTTTGTTATTGATATAGCATTATTGGAGAACGTTATAGCATCCATCTTTTCTTCTGGAAGCGTTGGCTATTTATCGGATTTGGTATCTGTTGCTGGAGGTGTTTTCTCGGCATATAGCTATTTTAAAGGTAAGCCTATAAAAAGTGAAGAAGAGAAAGATACAGCTAAATTAGAAATCAAAATAGAGGGGAATAATAATACAATTGGAGATACAATAATCAATGTGTATAATCAACCTATTGTAAGAGAGGCTATCAGTAAATCCATTGAAACGGCAGATGAAGATGCTAATGTAGAGGGGATGACTATTTCTGTCGATAAGATGAAACCTATTCATTTTGAAAGAAAAGACTTCAAAGAACTTATTTATTCGGATTTCGATACAGAAAAGGAAATTCCAAATGAGGATGAAGAAGTTGTTGATGCTATATTGGTAATAACTAAATTGTCTTTCGAAAAGGGAGCTACATGGCAGTTTCTGTATAATGGATTTAAAATATCTATAATAGTAAAAGATGATGCCCTCATGAAGCATATAGATAGTGGCGCAAGATTCGCAAAAGGGGACTCAATAAAGGTAAAAATGAAAATTATAAAAAAATACAATCCTGAATATAAAGCTTATGAAAATAAGGGATATAAAATCTTGGAATTTATAGAGCATATAACAGCTCCTGTACAAAATAGATTGTTTTGAACAAATTATTATTGTAAGTCGCTTGTCGTCATAATCCATTGCCCCGTCTCTCTGATTCGTTTTTTATTTTACCCTACTTGCATTGTATATTTGAACTTTTCATATCTTTGCAAAAAAAGATCCATAATGAAAGTCAAACATGAATATGCAAGAATGCCGGCCAATGAGGTTTGGAATGTAGTAGTAGCTTATATTAATAAGAACAAGCAGTTTTTATCCTCTACTGGTATTAAATATAACGCCAAGGTCATAATTGATTCTATAGAATACAAAGGTGGAAGGGAAGGAAGTGTTAGAGCCACTGAAGGAGAGACTATCAATAAGAATCAATTTATTTCCGCATTTAGGCAAGTCCGTGATATGGAATGTATCAATACCCAAAATGTCAAACCGTATATTGACAGAAAGCAAACTCCATTTATTGGCTTACTAAAGTCTACTAGAATTATTGAGTAAAATAGAATTATGGCACATTTTAGAAATATAAATGATGTAAAGATTCTTTCCGATATTAATCTTTATAGTATGTTAGAGAAAAAACTGGAATGGGATAAAGCAGGTGAAAAGGCAAAAATGACTGTAAATGGTTGTTCTATTTTTGTGTTTGTTTCTATTGAAGATAAGTTGGAATCTTATTTGGGATGTGATATAACTTTCAATATTTCAAGAAGTTATGAAAACATACAGATAGCTACAGAATTTGCAAAACGAATACGAGGTGTTCATTTATCGAAGATAAGAAATTATCAATAATATTGTTCTTAGTTGAGCTTTTTTGCGACATCGTTGACTGATAAATGTTGATTAAAGGATTTTTAACACTAACCTATGAAAAGGTTCTGATACTGCATTATTTACTCCAATAGGAATGAGCCTCGACTAAGTGTAGTCGGGGCTTTTTAATTATTATTTGTCGTATATAAAATAATCATATATATTTGTCCAAATAAAATTGATATACTATGGAATACTTAGATGAATTTAAGGAATTTGTAAATTACTGTAATCAAAATGGCAAATATGTTGGTTGGGGAAACCCTAACTCTAAAATACTAATAGTGGGTAAAGAGTCTGCAATGGAAGAACCTGATGAGTCTTATAACAGCAATGCATCTATGTGGGATAATCATGTTAGTAATGATACAATTATGGAGTTATGTCATAAAGTAGAACAAGATGTTAACGTAGCAAAGGGGTGGGGTGTAAATACTTGGAGCAAGTACCAGAGATTAAAAGATTATATCTATGGCAGCGAAGGGTTTCACAATCGGTATGTTGATTTCCCAACTCAAATATTTACTACCGAGATAAATGATACCCCTAGTCTCCGAACTGCTCAAGCCGATAAAAGTGGAATTTCCTCACGGAAAGAATTATTCCAGGTATCCTCCTTTATTCAAAGTTTTCCTGTGATTATATTAGCATGTTCTAATTATATTCAGAATAATGACAATATTCGCGAGATAGATAAGATTTTTGGTGTCACTTATGATGGTGATGATGTCGGTAGATTTTTGTTTAATAAAGGGAATTGGTTTTATACTCATCATGATGCCAGTGGTAGAAAACTTGTAATCCACACTCGTCAGCTAAGTGCGGATGTAAAGGATGATATGTTAAAGGAGATGGCAAAAATAATAAAAAAACATTTGGAAAGGTATGTTTGATTTATTAAATCGCTATAATAAACAGGGATGTTTAAAATTTACAATTAATGACAATTTGAATAGAGAATGTGAGAAGGCTCAAATTCCTGATGATTGTTGTGGAGTGTATATTGTATATGGCTATTTTAAAGGGACGAAGGTTCCAGTTTATATCGGAAGTTCAGGGCATATAGAAAATGGAAAGACAGTGCATCGCAAAGGAGGACTAAAAAGACGAATAATTGGGAAGCAGCAAAAGACTCCTAGATGGAAACTGTGGCCTGAAAAAATGCGTGCGCTATCTATCTGCGAATTGGAAATATGTTGGTATAATACAGAAAATGACAATCCGTTACTAGTAGAATACTGTTTAATATTGGAGTCTGTTATACAAAATAAAAGATTACCTCTTTGGAATAGCGAATTAAAATTGAGTAGGGAATTGAAAGGTGAGTTTGAAGATTTTGTAAACAAGAAGAATATTGAATGTTTAAAAATATAATATGGAAAATAAATGCGATCATAACTTCGTTCTAGAATTATGATATTTTTGTTATTAACTTAAATAAGTCTCCAGTATGAATAGAATTATAATTATTGGTAATGGTTTTGATTTAGCTCACAATTTAAAGACCGGATATAAGGATTTTATTAATGACTATTGGGCAGTTGTTGAAGAACAGGTATATGGTAGATACTGGCAGTGGTTAGACCAGCATTATGGAGGGTCCAAACACATCCCTGAAAATTACAAAGATAATTTTGTGTGTATTGAAAAAGAGTGTGGTAAAACTGAAACCAATAAAGTTTGTTTTTCATATAATGAAAATAGTCCTTTTGGAAAACTATGTACATTAATCAATGAGTATAATAGTGTCCCTAATACATCAGTGACAGTTCATTTAAAGTTCAAAAATCGTTTTTTTGAACGTATATCTCGTCAATGTTCCCTCATTAATTGGGTAGATATAGAAAATGAATATTATAATGCATTGAAAGAACTACTTCAAGAAAGAAATCCTCAAAAACAAAGTGAAAGCATTCGGACATTAAACAAAGAATTTGATGATGTTAAAAGACTATTAGAGGAGTACTTGACCAAAGTTACTAAAAATACAGAAATAAGTATACACCAGTCAATCCAAGAAGCTTTTTCGAGTTTTGTAGAATTTGATGAAATTGCGACTTGTAAACAAACGGCATTCGTTGATTCTATTTTTTCAGAGATGTTCTATTCAGGAGATGATATAGACTTCCGACATGATAAAGAAAATGACCCTCAATACAATTTATGTATGACAAAAGAGGAAGAACAAATGCTATTCATAAAAAAACATATCAATAAGAAATCTTTTAAAGAGAAGTATTTTATACCAAGCACATTAATTCTCAACTTTAATTATACAAACACCGCAGAAAAATTATATGCAAGTGATAACCCTAATGAAATAATCAATATCCATGGGGAATTAGATAATGAAAATAATCCCATTATCTTTGGATATGGCGATGAATTGGATGATGATTATAGAAAAATAGAAGGATTACAAAATAATGATTTTCTAGAAAATATTAAGTCTATAAAATATCATCAAACAAAGAACTATAGAGAATTATTGAAATTTATAGCATTAGGACCATATCAGGTATTTGTAATGGGACATTCTTGTGGAAATTCTGATAGAACTCTATTAAATACTTTATTTGAACATGATAATTGTTTATCAATTAAGGTATTTTATTATCAGTATAAGGGAAATTCTGATAACCTTGAGAGATGTTCTGATAACTATACTGATATTGTAAAGAACATATCTCGTAATTTTAATAATAAGCCTAATATGCGTGATATAGTTGTAAACCGAGAAAGTTGCTCTCCTTTGGTACCAGTAAAAAAAGAGGTAGCCAAATAAGCTACCTCTTTCAATTATAAATAGTTTTCTCCCAGTCATCCAACACTATTACATCCCACCGAGGAAGATCCGGATTAATATAGGTTACAGACCTACCATACACAGAGAAACTTTTTCCAATAAACTCGTCGATAGCTTCATCTTCCCCTTTTTGAAGACAGATATTCATAAAAACATGCATTTCATTCCAGTTTGTAGGCCCAATGAACAAAGATTCAATCAAGCGGCCTTTAACAGGTACACCGATAACTTGCTCTTTTATCCTATCAGCTAATGATACTGCTTCTTCAAATGTCATACTTGTATTTTTAGAGCAAAGATATAAAAAATAGCTGCCCTCTCCCCTATCACATAAAAGCTATTTCAATCTGTGGAATTTCAGTATTACAAATTTCAATTCTATTAAGAAAGATATTTTCGTAGTTCTTCAATTGCTTGTAATGCACTTCGGACTATAACGTATTTATTTCGGCAACTTTCAGCCTGTTTTTGAAACTCTTTTTGATATTCTGATTGTTTCCCCACCTTCGTTTTAAACTCTATACAGAGAGAAGCAAAACCCTTTTTGGGAATAAGTACGATCACATCAGAAACACCAGGCTTTACTCCTTGACGTTTCAGGTTAGCAGCTTCACGTATATGACGGCTTCCACCGTTCGGAACGGCAAATATAAGTTTGTCAGGTATATTAGGGAAATATAGAGGAATAAGTTTAAAGAACTCTGTTTGTATTCGAGCTTCCTCGTTATTATGTACTTCTTTAGAGCGCGTAGGATTACGCTGATCTGCATAACAATTATAACACATAAAGACGGTACCGGTTTTAATAACCGATACCGTTTCTTTTCCGCATAAAATGCACTTTTCTTTAGTCATTTTCGCAATAAGGTGTCTTAGATTCGATTCCATATTTTTGCAGTAACTGTTTACTAACATATATAACTTGTCTACAGGTTTTTTCAGAGAACATTCCGATATGTGTATATTCTTCTGGAAGTTCTAATACAGACGAGAGCCATGTATAAGCTTCTGTTCGCTTCATTAACTTGAATCGCCATATCTTATCGAAATATTCGTGTGCTTCATGTTTGAGCACTCGGAGCTGTTTGTTGGCTAATCTGCCTAAAGCCTGATCGGTTCCTTTATGTACACCAACATAAGCATTGCAGGTACGGCAGATATAAATCATACCGTAAGATTTGCCATATACAATGGAACTATCCATAAATTCTGTATCTTTTCCACAATACGGACAAATTTTGCCTTGTATAATAAGTTTCTGTCTATTGGTGAGTTCGTTCATTTCTAATTAAAAACAAAGCAGAAGAGGTGCTGCATAGCAAGATAGCCTTTAAACTACCTCCCCGAAGGTTTGGACTTCTTAAGCAATTTCCGTGACTTACTGTACACATTCTGCTTTGTTTCATTTCTAATTTCTCATTTAGAATATCGTTGATACTTTTTACACGTATTGGTTCCAAATGCACCTATAGGACAATTATCACAATAAAATGAAACAATTATCCTTTCTTTTTCATTACTACATGGATGATTACTAAGTATCATTACCTTATCATTAAGTAGCTGTATTTTTCCTTCCAGCTCTTCTACATTTCTAAGAGGAGTTAGTTTTTTGTATTCTTCTTCAGTCAATATGTACTGCATAGTTTATTTTTTCTTTTATTGTTATACATTAATCAATTTCTTTGATAAGCTCACTCACCAACCATTCAGGTGAAATGGCTCTTGCTTTACAGAAATTTTCAATATCTTCTCTTTTAATATCAGATACCTTATGTCCTCGAATAGTCAACTCTCTTTGGGGAACTTCTATTTTCCTACGAGTTGTATATCCATATTTATCTTTATAATCATTCATATCTAATCAGGCTTGAATTATAGTAGCCCGAAGGCTACTAGATTAAACATCTCCCCACAGTGTCTTTGCGAGTTCGTATTTCTTTTGTAATTCATTTACTTCTTTCTTTGCATAAGTAAGAGCATAAGAATGACTACGCGGGCACTTTCCCGATTTAACGGCTTCGTGATATTTTTGAGCAACTTCAAGTTTATGCTCGTAGAAATCAATACTCTCCGGCATGGATAAATTGATTGTATTTGCACGTTGTTCCCAATATTTAGCTATCCTTTCGTGCTCGGCTGCTTTTTCGTCAAACTGAACACTTTTACCCATATTGTTCCATGCATCATCTATCGCTTTTCTGTGTCGCTTCTCGCTATGATGTCCCACTTTGATAGGTTCACCTAGAGAAAGAAAATCCTTAT